TAATCAAAATAATCTAACTACTATTGTTAGCAATATTATAGATAGAGTTGTTGCTACAGGAGCTGGTAGACTTACTGGTACAAGAGGCTTGACTACTACGGCTTCTAGCGAACCTTTTGTTTTTCCAAACATACCTATCGTAAACGATTCCACTTTTATAAGTTCAACACGATTAACTACAATTTATCAAGTAAATCAAAACGACTATTTGTTTCTAGATGAGGAACCAGATGACTCATCCATAAGTTAAGTCATCCATAAGTTAAGTCATCCATAAGTTAACTAGAATCAGGAGACGAACTTTTCACAATTAATAAATTTTTGTTATTTTTTTTGGTTTGTTTTTTTCCTTTGATAATAATTTTCTTTTTTGATTTTTTTTTACTAGGAATGACAAGTAGTTCGTCAATTGATAAAGTGGGAGATTCATCTATTTTTATTTTTTTAGCCTTCTTTTTTTCTATTTTTTTCTCATTCTCATCCTCTTGTTCTTCTTCTATAATAAGTAGTTTCTTCTTCATATAAATATTTTTTTTGGGTTTTGTAAATTCTTGTAAATATTCTTTAATACTTTTTTTGTTATCAAAAGCATCTCGTATTCTATCAAGACACTCTTCATTTAGTTTGTTGATAGAAATAAAACAATTCCCCTCTTCATTTTCTACCATTTTAAAAATTGGAATACTTTCAGCTTTAAAAACAGGAAGAATAATAAAAATAAAATCATCTTTTTCTTCACCAAATCCTACAAATATATTTTTTTTATAATCCGTTTGAAGAATCATTTTTTGACAAATAAATATGGTTGGAATTTGATACTTTTGGACAAGCAACCATATATCCATGGTTGTAAGAAAATAATTATCTGTATAAATAAAACTAGAAAAAGATAAAGATTCACTTTTCACTTGGTCACCTAATGTTTTTTTCCCTTCTATCATTAAAATATCTACTATTTTATTTTGATAATCTAACAAATATTTTTTATACTCGTTATACAAGTCATTTTTAATTTCACTAATGGTTAATTTTTTATTTATTTTTTTTTCAATTAAATCAATCATGAAATTAAAAGTACAAATATAATACTTTCCATATTCTACTTCTTTGTATTTTTCAGAAAAACATTCTTTCCATATTCCAGACGTAATTTTACTCTTAACAATTTTATTACATGATTCACTGTTTTCATTATTTTCTTCATTTTCTTCTTCCATTTGCTTATTTGGATCAAAAACAGCATCATAGATCTGGGTTAAATTTGGTTCTACTTGGTCATACGTATTATATTTTATATATTTATTGGTTGTTCCTGGAACAAGTGTTTCAAAATATTCTTGGGTTAACAGTGATTGTAAAATAATGATTTCATCTTCTTTTAAATTATATCCTATGTTTCCAAAAGACAAATAAGTTTGAGGTTGAAACATAAAATTTTTGACTCTATTATATCTTACTAATTCATCTGCCATTCTTGCAAAATAAATAGGTTGATTTTCTTTATTTGTTATTAAATTTTTTTCGGGTAAAATTAAATTACATGTTTCATTTTCTGATAAGGCACACAACTTGTTATTTGAACATCCGTTTTCATCTTTTACAATACAGGTTGAAACATCATCTATTAATTTATAGAAATTCTTATCTCCTACAAATTGTATTTTATTTTTAACTAATTCTTTTAATAAAGACTCTATCTTGTGAAGTTTTTCAGAATAAATAATAAACTTATTGGAATTTTCTTTTTCTATTTTTTCTCTCCATTGAATATTTTCATAATCATTGAGTAAAATACGAATTGTATTTCTAAACACATTATAAAAATTGGCTTCTAATTTTATTTTTTTAATATAATCCACACGTTCATTATCTACTTTTGTTGAAGTCATAATAGGAACATCTATTGAAACCAATGGTTTTTCTCTCGCATTGACAATATAATTATTATTTTTTATGGATGGAATATTATTTTCACTAGATATATCTTGTTCAGCAATTGGTTCAGATATTTGAATAAACTGATTGGTTTCTGTTAATATTCCCACTACTAATTCATCCTCTATAATTTTAAAGAACGGTTTACAAGGAATGTCAGCCTCTTCTCTCCTTTTCTTACTACGATTATATAGTTTAAATAAAAAATCAACGGTATCATTATAACTATTCCATAAAGACACATCTGTCATAAAAACAACCGCAATATCTTTTTTGAGATCCTCATCCATTGCAGATGGATAACAAGGAACAAAACCTCTTTTTTTTAAAAATCCGGGTTCTTCTACAACGATTCCAATGACTTTATTATTAAAATTCAACACCATTTTTATCAATTGATAGTTGTACTTGTCTAATTTTTGAATTAAATTTACTAAAAGTAAAGGGGATTTGGCTTTATACACATTTGGAATACTTTCTAATGGTTTACATATCGTTTTTAAAAATGGTTTGATCAAATTTTTTATTACCGATCTCATTGTTTTAGACAACTGAGGATCATATTCTTTAAATTCCTTTGAAATAATTAGTTTGTTATTGCTATTTGTATAAGAATAAATTGGTTCATAATATTCATCTTCTTTTATCATTATAATGGTAGGTTTTCGTGCTTCATAAAACTCGTTTGAATAATGATTGGTTGGACATAGTAGCTGAACATTGTTTGTAATATCATCTTTTGGTAATTGAAAAATAACTAAATTAACTCCATTTGGAAACAAGTATTTATTTGGCATACTAATGAGATCCCATAAATAAGTATGATCAATCATCACGTTATCATCATTTAAGAAATTGATGAAATTTTCTAGTGCGGATACAACCTTTTTAAAGTAAAACATTTCTTCTACATTTGTTTCATTGATTTTTGAAAATAATTTGGAACTTTTGTATTTATCTATTTCTACTTCTTTTTCCTTATTATAAAAATTCGTTACTAGGTTTCCATTTTGATACTTGATAAAATTATCAATCGTCAATGATTTAATGATTCTTTTTCGCATGTCTTTAATAGTTAAAACTTGAGCTATTTTATCTGTCTTATCATTTTCATCTTGTACTCTTTTTGCAAAAAATATTACATCAGAAATACATGCAATAAAAGACTGTTTTTTATTTATTTCAACACCATGACGCAATAAACACGGATGATTTGGTTTAATATTCGTATTTGTTTTACTAATTTGACAATCCGCATTGACTTCATGTAATATCTGTTGCATTTCTGATGGCAAATATCCCCAACGTCCTGACTCTAAAGGAAATTTATCTGGACCTTTTATATATTCATCATTTTCTTCTACTTTTTCTTTTTCTTTAGATGAAATTCCATAACATTTATTTTTAGCGGTTATTCTTCCTTCTGTATTATATTTATCAAAACAACATGGTAAACAATAACCATCTGGATGTTTATCAGTTTGAAATCCAGGGTAACGTTTTGGTTTTTTAGCGTTTGGTTTATAAAATTCATAAATGTAGTATCCAGGCTTTACTTTTTTATCCGTGTGAGATAAAACTTTTCCACAAGTAGGATGTATTAATTCTTTTTTTCCATCTTTTCCTATCACTTCTTTTAAATCCTTAGGATCTATAATTGTATTGTTTTTTAAACACCAGTAACGAGGACAAATGTAATTAAATTTATTATTTGGATCTGAACCATATTTAATGACGTCTTCGTCTCTTAAAAAACCGTTATGTTCTTTATTTATTTTTTTTAATTGTGAATCGGTCAAAATAACAGGTTGTCTTCTTGTATCAGAACTACAGGTTCTAGAATAAGCATTAAATTCAGGAGTGTCTTCTTTTAAAATTAAAACAGGATCATGTTTTTCAATTAAACTTTGAAAATAATAAGGTTTGTTTAATTTCATTCCATCAATATTTTTAACTTCGTTATCGCTATTAGATTCACTATCTAGAGATTCACTATCAGATTCAGTATCAGATTCACTATTTAAAGACTTACTATTTAAAGACTTACTAGTAGATTCAGATTTTATGTTTACTTTTACTGATTCTTTAAGTGAATCATTTTGTAGACTCTCTTCTTGTTGTTCTTGTTGTATAGGGACATCAGATAATCCAAGATCCGTAGATACGGAAGAATTTGAATCCGATGAATTTGGAAAAATTATTTCGTTATTGGTGTTTGCTCCACCTTTTTCTTCTTCCTCATCATCTTCATCATCTTCTTCTTCGTCTTCATCATCAAAAAATAAACTTAATGCTCCTTTGGGTTTTTCCTTTTCAAAATATCTATCTACTTTTTCATTTTCATAGACATCTTCATCTTCATCTTCGTAAGATATTATAGGTTCTTCTTCTTGACTTTCTGAAGCGGAAGATTCTAAAGGAGAAATAATATCAAAGACAATCATGTCTTCTTTTATTTCACTTGAACATAAATGATTTATTTCTTTCAAAGGAAAATTCGTACTTGATTTATTTTGGGTTAGACGAATCATACTATCTAAATAAATTGGAATGGTTGATAAATAATAAATATTATTTATGTTTTCAACCAGAATTGTTGCAGTACTTGTCTTTGTATTCACATGAATCGTTGTTTTGAATCCAGGATTATCTTTAATCTTAATATCTGATTTTTTAACTCCTCTTTCAACTTGTAATTCATTCGCAATTTTTCTAACGATATCTTCTGCTTCTTTACGATCTAAGTCATCTTTAAAATTTTCCAATAATTTTTCAATGATTTCATTTCCTCTATATCCTTGATCACTTAGTTCAAAAACAAGTGCTTCTTGACTAGTAACTTTATTAAAATTTGATACTCTTTTAAATCTAAGATTAGTAAATTCTTTATTTTTACTTTTTTCATCGTTAAATACACTAGATATACAACCTTTAAATTGATCTGTATGAACTGGTTTGGATATTTGTATTTGAGATTCATAATCCATTTTTACAATTTCTATGTTTTCATTTTGCAAAGAATCAAATTTATTTATTTTATAACCACTATTTTCTAAGACATTTTTTATTTCTTCTATAATGGGATTAATGGTCTCTCTTAAAAGATTATCTAATTCTCTTTGATCAATAACATTTATAAATTCACTAGTAATAGCAATGATTCCATTTTCATAAAATTCACAAATAATAGATTGTGTTGTTAAATCACGCATTTTATGTTCAATGTAGAGTGAAACAGATTTTGTCTTTCCAATAACTTTCATTACTTTAAATATGAGCGCTTTTTTAAGAAATGGAATTTTTCTTCCATCGGTAGATATTTTATCACCTGTATACAATCTATATATTTTTTCTTGTCTTGAGGAAGGATTATATTTAATCAATGGATTATCTTCTGTAGCATGTATTAGTTTAAATATTATTTCAAGTGGAATTTTAATTTCAACAATGGGTAGTATATTGAATTGAATATATTTAATTCCATGACGAATATAATTTAACTCATTTTTTCTCAAGTAATAAATATTATAAAACATATCAATCGTTTTGAATAAATTCAATGTTTTGCTATTTAATATTTTTTTGTTTGTTTCCATCAGTTCTTCTTCTTTTTCTATCAAGTCCTCTAGGTTATTAATGTTTCTATTGTATAAAAATGGATAATAAACTTTGATTGTGGTTTCTTCGGATATTCCTTTTGTGGATACATAATTTAACACATCTGAAGCTAGACATAAATAAATATTATTGTTAATAATTTGTCCCTCATTTAAAAGTAGATGGCTATTTAGTGTAGATAATGACTTTCTAATAGATTTTTCAAAAAATGAATCATATCCGGTAAGTTGATAAGGATTACATACAAATGGATATTCATTTTCTATGATGAAAAACTTTTGACCTAATACTCTATTTATTACATATTTTTTCCCATCTATTTTCATATTTAATATATCATCAAAGGAATAAACTTCTTTGTTTTCCGGTCTGATAAAATTTTCACCATTCTCTTCTTTCACAATATTAGAAAGAAATTGATCTAATCTTATTTTTGTCAATTCTATTTTTTTATTTTGAGTAAGTGATTGATAGAGAGAAACGGAATGGATGGTTTCTATTTTCTGACAAAATAAATATATTTCTTCTAGTGAAATCACTTTTTTCAATTCATTTAGTATTTTAATTTTAATTGTTCCAATAGAGTCGTCAAAATGAATCATTTGTTCTGAAAATTTCACTGAAATGTTTTCAGAATTTATTTTTTCTATTTCTTCGTTTGTAAATACTTCCTTAAATAATTCATTGTTGTTCTCCGAAACCACTTTTTTCCCATAAAATACAAATAGGATGTTTATGTTTCCATCTACTAAGTAATTTAATTTATATATTTTATTGTTTGTTATATTGTTTTTTATATTTATGAGATTTGACATATATATAAAGTTATTATTATTTTATGATTAAATTATTTTTATCATAAAATATTATTGTTTTACGTTGATGATTTATACAAATTGAAATATATTATAATACACGATACATAATAATGATTACAAAATAAAGTATCTTATTCCATCTTACACCATTGTATAGAATTAAATTGTTTTTCTGTTGGAGTTTCTACCAAGACACCATTTGCCCAAACTCCGAATCTTTTTTCTTCATCTCCTCCGTTATCTAATACTAATTGGTAATATGTGTATAGATTTGTATCTTTTAATTGAATAAATGAGTCGTTGAATCCTGCAAGTAACAATAATTTTCCATCAATGGTAGGAAATTCTCCTTCAAAACAATTATGTTCTTTATATTTTTCTTGTATTTCTTCACTTAATGAATCTACTAGTAACGAATGTCCTCCTAACATAATTAAATCTTCAGTTAAGTCATTAGAATCTGTTTTTTCCATTTTCCACATACTTAGATTCCAATGTTTTGGATTATTAACCATTGTATTCTTTCCAATGCATTGAATTTTACGGAAACCGTGTAAATAAGATTTTACCAAATCTCCTTCACGTAAATCTTGTACTGCAACATATTTTTCTCCTTCTTCAGTCAAACAAAGTATTTTAGTATCATGGTTAAGACATAATGCTGATGGTGTATAATAAAGTCCTGCACTACTACCTATTGCTACATATTGTTCACTGCTACTAATTGCTATTGATAAAAAAGAACCAGATGTAATATTTGATTGTGACCATGAAGCACCATAGTTATATGAATAATAGAGACCTGTT